TGTATCTGCCAATGGTGGGATGGTTCCACCACCGCCAAAGTCGAGCCCAATCAATGTCGTATCTGTAGAGCTGTTCTCGTCACCATCAAACGTGCTTCTGCCAACGTCGATGATGTTTCCAGCTCCGCTTGCTGCATCAACCTCACGCGCAACAATGCTGCGCCCTTGTGCATCAATAGGAAAGTGCGTCAGATCATATTTGATGGTGCTGTCAAATCCCTTTTCAATCCGATTGATCTCATAAACTTTGTCGTGATATTCAACCTCTCCTTCGCTGGTTTCACGGCGTAAGCGAACACGCACCAGATCACCAACAACCAAAGTGGCGTTGTAGTTCTGCTCACGCACCGTAAGCCGTAAGTGATGAGTGACGAATTTCCGTTGAGCCAGTCGGTATGTGCCAACCTTCACCGCATGATCTTCAGTGGTGCAATAGCTGCTCATATCAATGTCTATGAACGGCCCATCGGTAGCCTCTCCGGTATATCTAACCTCAACTGTGCGCACTAAGCCGAAATCTGCATTCGGCTGCTGTCTCCACTGAAGAACAAAACAAACAGGCTCGCGGTCTTCAAGGCTGATGTATTCAATCTCAAATCCGCCCTGAACAACGTGCTCTTCTGTGAATGTGAACTCAGGCGTGATTTGCGTTGTTTTGATCGTGTAGTCGGTGTTGTATGGCAAGCGCGGAAGCAAGCCAAATTTACCGCCTGAATTTGAAACACGAAGCAGAAAATCAACTGATGTTTTTTGCAGCCAGTCCAGCAGATTCTGGCTCTCTGTGATCGCACCATTGAAATAGAACCCGTTGGCCTCGACAAAATTGGCGGCTACGGTCAACGCTGCCGTGTCGATCAGATCGCTGGCAAGCCGGTTATTTGCCTCAAAAAAATACTTGACCAGATCAACGTAATTGTCAGATGCCCCAGTTACGCTGTCCACCAGTCGCGTGACCTGCATTCCGTCGCGAACAAAAGCGCTTACAGTTTTGCCTGCTTTGGCTGCTTTGCCGTCTTTATGGGTGTATTCAAAACTGAGCGTAGTGAGCCCGCTATAGGTGCCAGATGTGCCGCAAAATGCCGGGAGGCTTTGCTCTTCATAATCAAACTCTTGCAGCGTTGACTGTGAATCCTTATAGAAAACACGGCTCCCTGCTCGTAAGGATTGACCAGAGGAGAGGCTAGATACTCCGCTTACGTCATAAACGCCATTTGCGTCAGGCGTGACGACTGTGGTGAAGTGGCTGTCAATTTCATTGCCCGGGTTCCAGCTCCCTGCCCTGCCGTTGTATTTCTGGTTGAATGTCCCGCGCCTGTCGTTGCCGTAAAACAGATCACGGACCTGCATTTGGGCAATGTTGCCTTCACCCAAGACGAGAAGATATTTAACTCTCAGTCTCTGATTGACCTTGTAGACAACTCCACCGCCGTCATTCGTTTTGTTTTCAAACAGCGGATTAGAGAAAAACCCCTCAGTCATTTTGGGCTGCACCAATACGCCGCCTTTGTTAGCAGTGGTGCGACGACAGAAAATGATGGGGATCGGCTCACCCGTTTGTAGCGCCTCTTGCGGCTTTTCAACATCAGGATTCCCAGAAGCTGCTTTTGCTGCCAGCTCGAATGCAGTTAGTCCGGTCTGAGCCGACAACAAAAACAGAGGATCTGAAACTCGAATACTCATGACTGAATCGGAACCCCTACCAATCGATTAGTGGCAGTACGGCTCGGGATTTGAGCCCCAACTGGTGCAATCGTAGATCCAAGCTCTACAGAGAGTCCAATGAATGATCCGCTCATTCTGGCGACGTAACCGAGAAAACTGGCGATGAGAATCTGCCCGGTTTGCGGCGCACTGATGCCGAGCCGGGAGTCAAATTCATAGGTCTGCAACTCGCATAGATGCTTAGAAGAGAACGCGGCCTCAAATGCAGACACTGCCAGCGACGTTGCCGGTAACGTCAGCGTCACGGTCTGTTCTCCGAGGGCAGAGCTTTCGCTGATGCCTTCCCATGAAAACGGGAAATAGCGATGAGCCTTAGACGAGACCGTGACAGTTTGGTTCACATAGAAGTTCTGCCAAAGGTGGTGATCAGATCCGCCTGAGGTGTAAATCCGCAAGAACTGCGATTGTGCGCGATTGCCACTCATCAGCTAATCCCCGTGAATCGCCGTGAGCCATAGCTACGACCACTGCGTGTCATTGCAGAAGCAACGTCGCGGATGCCAGATTCAAACTGAGCCATGGTGACGAAGTTGGTCCCGTCTTGCTGCATCACTGGCCCAGTTGTGATGTTCACAGGGCCAACATACCCACCTTCTGCAAACGCTGGAATGGCGCCAGGCCCACGGATACCAGCGAGGATGTTCTGAGCAAATCCCTGCGCCTTACCAGCTGGGACGATGTATTCAGGCCCAGCTTCACCAACAACTGCAAGCTGCGCACCATTGACCATCCCGCCTTGAGCATATTGAGGGACCGAGACTCTAGGGATTGTTGGTATTTGCGCTAGTTTCAGCCGGCTGGCGATGTTGTTCACGCCACGAATTAGGAAGTTGATTCTGTCGATATACGCATTGATTGCACTGCCGACAAAACGCAAAACAGCGTTCAGGATGTTTTTGACAAATCCAACAACTGATTGGAATGGCGCCCTCATGGCTTCACCAATGGCCGAAAATGCCTGCGCAAAAGGCTGAATGATGCTGCCTAAAAATTCAAAGATCTGATCCCTGAACGCATAAAGCGCAACGCCAGCACCCACGAGCAACGCGGCCCATCCGACAGGGCCACTGAACACTGCTCCGAGGATTGCAAGCAATCCTTTCAATCCAGCTCCAACCTTCAGGATCGTTGCCGCATAGCCTGCAATCGTGGCGCCAATCTTCAGCGCAGCCAGCCCTTTGAACGCAGCGACAACAGCGCTGATCACTGGACTGAAAACCAACATCGCCGCACTCAATGCCGTGACTGCTGCAATGATGCTCTGCAACGGACCAGGGAGAGCGTTGAATACATTCAAAGCATTTTCAACAATGCCAACCAACTTTTCAAGAGTTGGAAGAAGAGCCTCAGTCAATCGCAAGCCAAGATCCCCAACCTTCTCCTGCATGTTTTCTAATCGATCATTAAATGCAGCTGCTTTATCAGCAAAATCCTGCGTCAGTGATGTGCCCATATCGCGCACAGCATCGCCGCCAGCATTAAGGAGAGGAATCAGCTCTGAACCGATGCGGGTGCCGAAAACAGCAGAGGCTAAAGCTGCTTTCTCTGCTCCATCAGTCATCCCGGCAAATTTGTCTGCAATGTCGAGCATCACAGCGTCAGTGTCGCGCAAGCTGCCGTCAGCATTTTTCACTGAAACGCCGAGCCGCTGAAACGCCTCGAATGCTGGCCCTTTAGCTTTTTGCGCGGCCATGTCCATGTTTTTGGTCAGCGCCGGGAAAGCACGCTCAAGGCTTTGGATGCTGGTGTCGCTTAGCTCTGCAACCTTGCGGAATTTGTCCAGCGTTGGCGCTGCGATACCAGTGCGCTGCGACAGCTTGGACATTGAATCAGCAGCGTCCAAATTGCTTTTGGCAAACGCTGCAACCCCTGCAACCCCTAAGACAGGCAGAAAGCTGCGCATCGCGCCGAGCGCACCAGCAGCAGCGCCGCGGAGTCGGCCCATTGCCGTTGTTGCTTTTTTTGTTTGCCCTGTGACCCGTCCTAATCCCTTCTCCAATCCGCCGATCTGGTTTTGACCAACAACGTTAGCCTTAATGGTCAGCGCGGTGGACATATCCATAGCCATGGCTATTTCTCGCGCTGATTCAGAGTCTCTATCACTGTAGCTTCGATGATCTGCAAATCATCTAGCAGCTGGCGCGGTTCATCAACTTCAAACAGCTCAAAGATCCAGCGCACTGCGCTGTAGTCGAGCCCAACGATTGCGCCTGTACTGATGCGCCACTGCGTTTGCACTTTGAGGAACAGGCAAACAGCAGGCCATGCGGAAGAGATCACTTCAAAATCCTGAACCCGTTTTGTGTCTGGCAGTTCAATGCCGAACAGCTTCGCATCTTCTGCTGTTTCATCAATCTCAACGCCGCCAGCCCAATACTTAGCGGCGCCGATCAGTTTCCCCGCTTTTCCTCCACCAGGGAATTGAAATAAGCCTCGATGAGCGTTCCGGCCATCATTGGCAGCTCTAACAGCTGCTCTTTAGTGCGCCGCGTGAATGGCAATGGCTCACCATCACCATCGACGATGCCATCCCATCCAATCAACACCTCATCCGCAATGCTTACATCTGAGATGTCGATCTCAGCGCCATCAACACGCTGCTGGACGAGTTCTTGGATTTCAGTGATCCGAGACTGAGGCAGACGCTTGAATTCTGCCTCAAACTCCTGCTTTTCTCGCCGTCCACCTGATACAGGCAGCCGATAGGTGATCGGCCAGCTGTATGAATCAGAGTCCTTAAGGACAAGCGCCATCAGGTGTAAACAAGGCTGAAATCATTATTGCCTGCGGAGGTTGGCGTTGCAATGTATGGCAACGTCAGCATTTGGATGCCGTCTTGGTCACTGTAGGAAGGTCCGCCCAGATCAATCTGTGCAGCAGTGAATGTGGCGATATTGCCGGCGCTTGTGCCGTGCTGGAAGGTGAGGTTTCCGGTGCTGCTGCCAGTTGCAGCGGTGAAGAAATCCTTAGTCGCGATGCTGACCGCTTCAATCACACACTCACCAGACGGCGCACGATCAACGACTTCAACGCCTTTGGTGCCGCCGACCAGCTCCCGATAGATCACTTCATTCGCTAGTTCAAAGCTCAGCGATTGCAGTGCGCCGCTGTAGCTGAATACTGAGAAGCTGGAGGTGTTGCCGTTCTTGAAAACCAGCGGATCAGCTTGATTGGTGTAGGTCGGACCGCTGATTGAAACGTCAGTGGGCGCCGAATAGATGCCTGTCATCTCAAAAGAGATAAACGGGATCTGGCCGACTTCACAGTTCAGGCTGAATGTGCCGCGGCAGCCGGTCGCCTTGTGCTGCACGCCATCGTTGTTGAAGTAGATGGTGACAGATGAAGGCGCCGCATCACTGTTCGGCGCATACGTCACGCTGGTTCCAGCCGAGACTGTCTCAGTGCAACGGCAAGCCTCAAGCAACGGCCCATAAGCTGGTGCCGTGCCGGCAGTGCCAGAGCCTGCTAGCTCTACTTCAAAGTTGATCAGAACACGCTCTGATGCCATCAGCTGATCAGCCTGTCCCAGGAATGGGCGCACCAACTCACGGTTGACGGTTTCAACCTCAAGAGGTGTCACCTCAACATTCCGAACCAAGATTGCGTTGCTTGCTTCTGTTGGCGTCGGGTCTGTGCCGTAAGTCGTTTCAGTTTCGGCCAGAATCAGCCGCTTTCTAGAGAGCAGAGGCATGATCCGCCATCATCAGTTCCTGCTTAAATCTTAGCGACCTCAACCTGCCGAAAGATCTGTCAATTCTGTGCGGTATCTGATCAGATACTCCATAGTGATCACACCAGCAGGTTGATCAGCATCCATCACTTCAAAACCAACAGATCGCGGCTCAACATCTATTGCATAACCGCCAGCAGTCAGATCGTTCATGATCTTGCTGTGAACGTCTTCAACGATCGGATCAGCGGCCTGATCTGGGACAGTTGCCCGAACGATTACAGCAATCCGAACAGTCAATGACCAATCAAGGCGATCGAGCCTCAGGCTGTATTCAGCGCTGTCACCAGTTGGTTCAATGACAAGTGCTGGTGATTCACCACGGCTCAACGGAACAACACGACTGCGATAGATGCGCGAGCCAACCTGCACAGTGCCTGCCAGTGTTGACGCAATATCCGCCAGGATTGATTCGCGTTTGGTCGTCATGAGTCGCAGCAGACGCTCAGAGTGATGCTACGGCTGGCATGGCTAGCGGTCACATCAACCCGCACATAT